GATTTGCTTGAAGAAATGGACAAAGCAGTCCAAGCTTGGGCGGACGCTGAAGACAAGCTGGCAGCACTCGAAGTCTTGGATAGCGAAGCTTAACGGGTACTAGATATGCCAGTATTAAACGGAGGCTCGAAGTTTGTTACCCGTGCAACGGCCCTGACAAACACTAATGATACCGACTGCTACGTTGTTCCAGCAAACTTTTCGTCCCACATAGAACACGTCCTGCTGACCAACTCCGATTCGAGTAATCGTAACTACACTCTAAAGTTTCACGAGGCTGATACTTCGACTACTCACACATTGTTTTCGTCCCACGCAGTGGCAGGCAAGGGATCGGAGTCAATTTTTACAGTAGACAAGCCCCTCTACTGCCACGCGGGTGACAAGATTATTGTAGCTGCAGGCACTGCTAACACTCTGACAGTCGTCGTTGCTGCCGAAGAATTTTACGAACCTAACAGGTAAGACATGAACTATCTCGAACTTTGCAATGCTGTTCTTTTAGAAATCAACGAGGTGGTGATTACCAACGTAGCTTCTACACGCGGTATTCAAACATCTGTTACTGATTTTGTAAATAAGGCTCAACGTGACATCATCAACTCAGAAGTCGAGTGGCCGTTCACTGTTGTTAGTCAGTCTTTTACGACTACTGCTGGAACAGCAGAATATGCCAGAGAGTCAAATGCGAAGACTGTTGATTATGACAGCTTTACCGTACAAGAATCCGCATCCACATCAGAAAAAAAATTAAGATACCTTTCATTTAATGAATACTTAGATCGACGCAATGAAGCAGATACGAATCCTGATACAAGTTCACGTGCCCTGCCAGAGTTTATTTACAAAACGCCAGATCAAAAACTGGGACTGTCTCCTGTGCCGGACGAGTCTACGTACATAATCAGGTACTACTACTACAAGACAGTTAGTGATATGACTGCAAACACAGATACACCCACCATTCCGGAACGGTTTCACGACGTAATTGTAAATCGCGCACGATACTACGCACACATGCTTCGTTCTGACGTGCAATTTTCACAGCTTGCTCTTCGTGACTACACGGAGGGCTTATCTCGTATGCGTATTGAATTAATTAACCGTAAGGACTACATGAGAGCCGTCTGATGCCAGATACTTCCCTGCTAAGTCCGTATGTTGTAAAACTGGGCGGCGGTTTAATACTAAACCGGGATTCCTTCTCTATGCCTCCCGGAGCAGCCCTAGAACTTGTAAATTTTGAGCCGGATATTTCTGGTGGATATAGAAGAATAAACGGATTTTCCAAGTACAACTCAAACATCGTTCCTCAAACCTCTGCAGCTAATGAAAAAGTTTTGGGTGTTGCTATTTATAAGGGCAACATTATTGCTGCACGAGGCACAAAGGTTTTTAAGGGCGGCACTACCGGATCGTGGACAGAGATACAGACTGGTAGAACTAATGCAGGTCGTTACAGCTTTGTTGTCTACAATTTTGACAACAACGAAAAGATAATATACGTGGATGGCGCAAATAACGCTGCTATATTTAACAACTCCTCTGTAACTGCCGTAAGTACAACAAACGCACCCGCTGACCCATCTACCGTAGCCTTGCACAAGAACCACATGTTTTTTGCTGGCATGTCGTCGAATCCTCAAGAGGTCTTGTTTTCTGCACCCTTTAGCGAAACAGATTTTTCTGCAGCAAACGGTGCTGGGTCTATTAAGGTTGACAGTGCAGTCGTGCAGCTAGTCACTTTTCGTAACTCATTGTTTATTTTCTGCGAAGATCAGATTCATCAACTTACTGGTACGTCCATTGCTGACTTTCAACTGCAGCCTGTAACACGTCGAATTGGATGTGTTAGTCAGCACAGCATCCAAGAACTTGGCGGTGATATTATTTACCTTGCTCCGGATGGTCTTCGAACTCTTGCTGGTACGGCCCGTATCGGAGACGTAGAACTTGGTACCGTGTCGAAGCAGATACAGGACAGACTCCTGCTCACTAACATCAGTCTCGACAGAATCTCATCAACAGTCATTCGTAATAAGAGTCAGTATCGCATATTCTTTGCTGCAGACGCTACTGTGGAAACGGGAGCAAAGGGTGTAGCTGCCGTGATGAAACAGGCCGCAGAGGGTGGAGGTATGGGATTTGAGTACGCAGACTTGCAGGGCATTAAGCCTGCCTGCATGGCTTCTGGGTTCATTGACAGTACCGAAACAATTGTTCACGGCGGTCACGACGGTTACGTATACAAGCATGACGATGGCAATGATTTTGATGGGACGAGCATACCTGCACGATATCGATCCCCTGACCTAAATATGGGAGATGCTGGTATACGAAAGATGATGCAAAGAATCATCTGGAACTATGAAAACGAAGGCACTATGAGTTCTAAGTTTCGTATTCGTTACGACTTTTTATCATCTACAGCACCCCAGCCGCCAGAATATGACTTGTTGACAGGTGGTAGTGCGGCTATCTACGGCGATCCTGTAAGTAAGTATGCTACTGCAGTGTATGGATCGTCAGGCGCACCTCTGGTTAGGCAGTCCGTAGAGGGATCAGGATTTACAGTGGGCGTCCGTGTGGACGACAGCAGTGGCCTTTCCCCGTTTTCTATAAAGGGCTACCAACTAGAATTTACTCCGGGAGGGAGACGATAAATGGCAGGATATTCCGCACGACAGTCAACCTATGTTGATGGCGACGTTATTGATGCAGCAGATTCTAACGACGAGTTTAACCAGCTTCTTGCTTCGTTCAATAACTCTAGCGGCCATAAACATGATGGCACAGCGGGTGAGGGTCCGGTCATCGGACTTATTGGTGACCCCGGAGTTACAACACCTCTAAACAAAGTTGTTATCGACAATCCTAACAATCAGATTGAGTTTTCTGTTGACGTATCCAGTTCGTCAGTCGAACAGCTTGTTATCAAGGATGGCGTAGTTGAGCCAACAACCGACAACGATATCGATTTGGGTTCGTCGAGCAAGCAGTTCAAAGACCTGCACATAAACGGCACAGCTAATATCGACAGCTTGGTTGCGGATACAGCCAACATTGACGGCGGCTCTATAGATGGTGCAACGCTTGGCACAAACAGCGTAATCACACAGGCTGTTATCGACAACGTCAACATCGACGGCGCAACTATCGGTCACACCAGCGATACGGATTTGATGACCCTCGCATCGGGCATCTTGACTGTTGCTGGCGAAGTGTCGATGACAACCCTCGACATCGGCGGCACAAACGTAACTGCCACTCCCGCAGAACTCAATCTGATGGATGGTGGCACGTCTGCTGGCACGACAGCCGTAGCGGGTGGTGACGGTATCGTAACCAACGATGGCGGCACAATGCGTCAGACTACGGTCGACACCTTTGACACGTATCTCGCCGCAACTACAAAGACCCTGACAAACAAGACACTCGATGCTGATAACAACACAGTGTCGAACCTCGAAGTGGACAACCTCAAGTCGGGTGTACTCGACACTGACCTGTCTTCTGTTTCTGCCTCAGACGATACCCTTGCATCTGCAAAGGCCATCAAGACTTACGTAGATGCACAGGTAACTGCACAGGACTTGGACTTCCAAGCTGACAGTGGCGGCGCACTCAGCATCGACTTGGACAGCGAGTCCCTGACCTTCACGGGGGGTACGGGCATTGATACCAGCGGCTCTGGCAATGCTGTGACCTTTGCGATTGACAGCACCGTTGCTACCCTGAGTGGCACACAGACGCTGACTAACAAAAGCATCGACGCCTCCCAACTCACCGGCAGTGTAGCCAATGCACGGCTAGATGCCGAACTGCAAGCCCTTGCGGGTCTGACATCTGCAGCAGACAAGGGTATCCAGTTTACTGGTTCCGGTACTGCCGCGACGTACGACTTGACTGCGGCGGGTAAGGCACTACTTGATGACGCAGATGCAAGCGCACAGCGCACAACTATGGGAGTTGCCATTGGTTCTGATGTACAGGCTTACGATGCGGGTCTTGCTTCCATTGCTGGCCTCACTACCGCTGCCAATAAAGTCATTTATACTACGGGTAGCGATACGTACGCAGTCGCCGATTTTACGGCATTTGGTCGGAGTCTGGTTGATGACGCTGATGCTGCAGCAGGACGTACCAC